TTAAATGCGCCTAGAGGCATTAGTAATCCTTACTGGAAGTCTTGACCAGCTACAAACCCATACCAAGTAGGAGTCGCACCACCATCAAACGTGACGAAACAAATAATATCCGCCCTCGACGCAGTAGTCGTCAACGTCGGAGCAGTACCACCAGCCCACTTAACATTCGTCGTAGCACTATTCACCTGAAAAGCACCAGTCCGTGACCCAGTACCATCCTGAGTCAAAATCAAAGTAAGGGCAGTACCAGCCTGCAAACCAGAATCCGCTGGCAAAGCAAACGTAGCGTTATTATCTAGCGTCCAAGTTTGAGTGTTGCCATTAGCTTCATCAATCGCTGGAGCAGCACCAGTGTTACCACCGGCATACACCGTTTCGGAATAGTCCTTGTGGGTAACCGCTGACATGACCTGATCTGCACCAGTAATAGCACCGGAAAGAGTCGCACCAGCAATCGTTGGACTTGTCAACGTAGTAGACCACGCTGTTGTTCCTGTACCAGTATGCGTTAGCACGGCATTGGTAGAAGCAGAAGCAGCCGCCGCAGTACCGATCCCCAGTTTAGTTTCTAAAGCGATAATTGCTGTAGAAGCGGCACCATGTACTTGATCGTGTTCGTAACCTGACGCATCCAAGTCAGTAGTAGACGATGGAGTTACCTGCGTTGAGGTTGTGTCAAGAGAAGTTGGGTAATTAGCTGTTGGCATTGGGATCTCCTACGGCTTTAGGTCAAGGGTAAAGATGCCAGCCGCATTCCATTGAATCTGGAATGTGCCTGACGTTGTGCTGAAATCTCCCCCAAAATCTATGTATGCGATCAGACGGTCGTCCGTCACCGTGTCATCGTAGATAACTCCGGCTCGTACATTCGACAACGTAGAACTGGTCCACGATACGTCATCTGCATCCCATTTAATTGTGCCCGTTCCATCAGAACTACTAGTCATTGTGACACCAGTAAGAGTTGCGCCACCGGCTGTATAACCAGTACCTGAAACTTCGTTTGATACGTCTGATTTATTTGTGTGAGTTTCAAGATTAGGACTGTAACTCGCAGTTACTAACATGCACTTAAACGTGTCATTATCCATATCAAGGGCAAGATCGTTTTTTAACGCCGCCTCGAATGTCTCTACATAAAGACCACTAGCCATTGGTGTTACTCGTTCCTTGGATCGGCTTTGGCCTAATCGTTACATCACCGTTTGGTTTTTGCATTCTTTTTCTTCCTTGCGGCGGCAGCAGCCTTTTTACCTTTAGCGGTATAAGGGTACTTCTTTCCTTTAACGTTAGGCATATTTGAAATGATAGCAGAGGAAAACAGAGGGGCCGGGGAAAGGGGAAAAACCCGACCCCTCTGCGACCTCTAAGGGCTAACTATTAGGAGTTAGCTCCGATGCTGGAAATACTTTCCACACGCTGAAGTGCAGCTTCGCGGAAACGTGCATATCCAACAAGGTGGTACCAGCCAACAGGGTGGAACCTGCGAAGAGTGTCAGTCACAGGACCAACAACTACGCTTGGTTCTTCGCCAAACCCGGGCGCACGGCTAAATGCCTTTGCAAGAGCTTGCTTACCCACGATAAGGGTCTGGTAGGCATCAAATGTACCTGAACCACCGTCGGCAATAAGGCCAGCACGGGGGTTTTCGATATAGGTAATGCCATTGAAGGTGCCGATTGAACCTGCACGTACAGGAGCACCGTCTTGTTGTATTTGGTACTGAATAACGTCAGTAACAGCGGTATCGCCACGAAGATCGTAAGACACGTCTGGGTGGATAATGCCGATGTAGTTGCCGTTTTCAAAGCCGGGAGCGCTTGCAGAGCGAAGTGCCGCTACAGCTTTCCGACCGTCAGCAGCGGTGTACTCGTCACCTGTGGTGAGAGCGCCACGGTTAGCAGCGCCGCCGCTATAACTCACGTTTGTGCCGCCATTTGCAACATCAGACACAACTTTGTCAAGTGAGTCGGCCATGTTGTAGCCAATGATGTTTGCAGCGTCAGCATCTACATTCAAGAATGAGGTGCCACGCAGTTTTGCGGTTGTGATTACAGCGTTACCGTACTCAGCAAGAGTTACTGTGACCGTGCTGTCTGACAGCGCTACAGCAGTAACGTCAGAATCTTCAGTCAAAGCTGTTGTAGCTTGCGAAAGATCTGCATAAATGTTGAATTGAACTGACGCACCATTATGGCTTTGTGCAGTTGAACGAACATCCGCAACCATTTCAAAAAGTGGTTGTGAACGTAGTGCGAAATAGGCTAATTGCTGAAACGCCGCCGTATCCGAAGATACCGCTGCGGTATCTGTATAGGCCATTGTTAAGTCCTTATGGGTGAGGACTCCACATATTTAAATCAGGCTGTTGCGCCCCACAAATAACCTTCACCCTCCATTAAAGCCCGAAGTTCCTGTGGATTTTTCGTTGCTTTAATCCGAGCATCAAGATCGGCTTGTGACACTGGATCGCCACCTTCGCCAGCAGCCATTATACGCTGCTCGCCTTGGAAAGCTTCATCCATCATGGCAGTAGCTTCAGGTGTAGGAGCCATTTGGTCCAAAAACCCTGCCGCAGTAGCTTCATGTCGTATAGCTTCTACGTCAAGTTCACCTTCGTATGCCTTGACAAAATAGTTGATACGTTTGTCGTCAGGATCTAAACCTGCTGACCTAAACACATCACGCCGTTCGTAGTTAGCTAGTCGCTGTTCAAGATCCACATTGCGTTGCTCTGCTTCTCTTGCCCGTGCTTCTAACTCACGCCGAAAATTAGGCTTTGATTCAGTTGAACTGGCAGCGCCTTCTTCACCGTAAGTGGAGTCGGAATCTGTCATATGTCACTCACCTGTCCTTACACATCCTTAGCGGTGGTACTTCGGATGGGGGTTGTTACACGGCTCGCCCGTTAAGGGCCGAATAACACTATTATTTATAGCGGTATTTAATACTTAATGCAAGTCTTACTCGGCTACACCTAGTCCTGCGACGCCGCTTTGAGTTGCTAATGCTCCAGAACTACCTGATAAAGGAGTTAAACGTCTTTGCCTTCGACGTTCTACTGCCGCTGCGCTAGCAGGGTCTAAATTGAATGCACCACGAGTTAAAGTACCGCCGCTCATAGTGTCTTCGCCCAATAACCGAGTAGATAGTCCAGCTATAGGTGTCAAAACACTCGCTAATTCTCGTTGCTGCACGTTTGCACGTTCTAGCAAAGAACCAAGATCGGATTTAACGTTACGTGCAGTTGAAGTGCCGAGTATTTGATCTGCTCGTGTAGCTAAACCTGCTGCTGTCAGCTTTCTTCTGGCGTCTACAACATCTTTAATCTTATCGCTTTCAAGATATAACGCTGTAATGTCACCATCTTCAAACTGGTACATTTCTTTAATAGTTGCAATAGTTTCTGGATCTGCTGTAGCTGCGGCTTCTTCAGCTAACGCTATTCGGGCTTGCCATTCGTTTAAAGAAACATCGTTTGTCAATAAACGGGTTATATCTGCCGAATCAACAAACTCTGGGTCGATCCCTGCGCTGCTTGCTAACTGACGATACCCAGTTTCTAAATTAATGTATTCAGTTTCAGATAAGGGAGCTAATCCTGCATCACGCCTAGCTTTTTGTGCCGGGAAACGAACCCCATATTCAGGAGTCATACGCAATTGAGACAAAATCGCTGTAGTCGGTACGCCTTTATGTACCATTTCCATTACAAAATCTGATAAATCAGTATCGCTATCTTTGCCTAGCCCAAAGAAATCAAGGTATTCCGACATCATTCCTGAAGCTGTTAAAACATCAGGGTTAATGATAAATGCATCGCTGTCTGGGCTTAGGGGGTCGTAATCTTGGGGGTCGTAAGCAAATTCAGCATTGATATCACCTGTTCCCAGCGGTAAATCATCTACAAATATTTTGCCAATTTCTTCTTCAAAAACTTCGTTGGGATCTGTAGGGGTGACAGTGCCGACCCCATCTCCAACGCCATCTCCGCCGTCGTCTCCGCCGTCGTCATCGCCCCCGTCGTCGTCACCCTCATCGTCTTCTTCGCCTGTACCCCCACCAGCTACAGTGTCAGGTAAAGAAAAGAATGGTTCTTGTTCGGGATAATCTACCCCTAAAGAACCTGCGTCTGCCATTCCCCATGCATCAACCGCAGGGTTTTGAACGCCCAAAGCTTCTGGATCAAGAATCTGAGGACCAACAGCATTAATAACTGCCGCCGTTAAAGGACCAACAACTCCATCTGGAGATAAGCCGTGTGCTTGCTGAAAACCTTTAACCGCTGATTCTGTTCTAGGGCCGAAAGAACCGTCCCATTCTTCTGGAGATTGAGGAAACAATATTTGTTGTAGCTGCAAAACAGTGTCGTTGTTGCTGCCACGGCGAAGCATTTCTTGTGCCATTAGATTGCTCCCATCCCTGCTCCAACTGTATTCAACACGTTTGACATTTCAGCAATTGCAAACCCAGATGAATCAAATTCTGGTGACATTCGAATAGCTAATTCTGTTTCTCTTACCGTGAATGGACGTTGTAAAGCTGGATTCGGTATTTCTTCGTTTGTTGTAGTTTGTTTAGCCCACGGACGCAAAGCTGTTCTATCACCGCTTAAAATTGCTTGGCCTAAAGAATAGTCAGTGCCGTTCCATTGAGCTTTTCGCCCCAATAGTCTGCTCACTACCGGTTCATAAGTCTGCAAAAATTCTTCTGTTGTTCCCCCTGCATCAAAATAATCAGACATTTTATCGCCATACAACATGCGTGCTTTTTCTTGCATAATTGTGCGCAAATTTTCTTTAGGTAAATCACCTGTAAATATGCGACGGGCTAACTCTTTTTCTCCACTTTGAGGAAGTTTAATTAAGTATTGATTTCCTATTGAACGGATATCCTGAAGAATTTCACGTATCTCGCTACCAGCGGCTGCTTCTCCGCCCGTAAGAACATCAGCATATGTTTGACCGTAAACTGTTTGGCCGCTTAGGTAACGCCGAATTTCTTCTTCATCAAAGTTAAAAAGATAAGCGGTTATTGCAACATCGTCTAGTTGCGCAGATGTATATGTTGCCCCAGCATTACGGACATATCCTTCGATTTCACGTCGTTTATCT